CAATGTTTACCCAATTGTAATGGTGGCAAGTATTAATTACCACTTCACGACCTACGTGAGCAACACCCGAATGAACTCGAATGTCATCACACATTAACATAATTTTTTTACGTTTGTCTTTTGGGATATGATATCTATCCACTAACTCTTTATTCAGCATAACTTTTTTTCTAGTAAATTATTTTCCAACCGTAGTTTGACTATGGAGTTGTTTTCTAAACTCATCGTCGTTAATGTACAAATAAACTGCTCGGTTCACAAGTTTATTTAAAGTAAATTTTCGTTTTACACATTCAATTTTAAAAGTCTCAAACAATTCTGTTTTTATCTTTACTGAGGTTAATGATAAATCTTTTTCCATAACATTATATTTGTATATAAATATATAGTTATTCTGATTCCCTTAATTTATCACACAAAGAAGTTTCATTAAAGGGACAAAAAGAACAATGTCGGCCTGGGTTTTTAGGGTATTCTTTTTGTTGAATACCTCCCTCTTTTTCAAAGCAATCTTCAATAAATAATTGTACCTCGTTTAGTGCTTTATTCATTTTTCCCTTACCTGAGGCGGGGGTAAATTCTTGGATTCGTTTAGGAGGGAATATAGCGTTTTCATTTATTTTTCGCCTTACTATAAAGTATTGGATGTTTATTTTTTCAACATCGATATTAAACTGTTGAGCAAAAAATTGTTTATATAATATAAGCTGGAATTGTTTTAGTTCATCTTTTTTAGCGTAGTCATTCCACCCACTTGTACTTGTTTTAATATCAAAAATATAAAAACTATCATACTTTTCATCATATAAAACTAAATCAAGTAATCCCTTATATATAACTTTTTTATATTCAGGGTGAGGTAAAACAACAACAGGTATTTCAATTCCCGCTAAGTGCCATCCTCTAGAGGCAAAGTAACCTCTACGATTCTTTTTAATAAATTCTAAAATAGCTAACCCGTCTTCAAAAAATTCCCTCATTTCTGAGGCTGAAGAGAAGTGCTGTTTATTATTTGCCTCGTAAGACTTTTTATAGTTTTCCATAAACCTAGACTGGAAATGTTCCTCTAGGTTAATTTTATCTGCTACGGTACCGGCAACATCATAAGCTACAGTTAGATAATGTTGGAGTGTTTCGTGAAATGAGGTTCCAAACACAGTATGAATACTGTCTGAAAATAGCTTGTTTTTATCTTTGTAAGTAAGAGCCCATTTGTGTGCACATGTCTTATACATTGAAAATTGGCTATAGGAAATCATCTTATCCGTAGCGTAGTTGATTTCCATAGGAGTAAATTTCTTTATCTCCTTAATTATTTTAGGTATTTTTTTAGCCACTACTTTAGCTCCTTAACTAACTTTTTGATTTCTTTTTCATTAACCCCCATCTTACTTAAGATACTTTCAACACCTGTCTTGTCTAGTAATGTTGAATACTCTTCAGCCTCGCCTAAGGAGCATGAAAAATAATCAGCAAGTTTAGCAACTAATTCATCATTAGGACCTGTGTGATTACTTTTTACATACTTAAAAAATATTTTCTTTTTCGGTAACATGTTTTTATATAGCAAATAAATTTTTTCCTTTTCGGCGGAGGGTATTCTTTGTGCTATGTTGACTAAATCAACATACGGTTCATACATAGAAACAAATCTATGAATTATGTAAGGATTGAAAGACTCCCTATCAGTTTCTTCAAAGGAGTCCCAATCCTGTTTCCCTACAGTGATGTTATCTAGCCAATTAAATAATGTAATCGGCATACTCTTCACGTAAGTCTTTAGGTACCATTCCCTCTAGCATTTTACCTGTTACAGGATCAAAAAATACAGGGATAGGAACAATAGCATCTTCGGGAGTTCCAGCAATAAATTTGCTTACTTTACGTAGAATAACTCCTTCTTGCCATACTGGAGAGCCGCTTTCAGTATTTAATCCATTAGTGGCTTTCAAGTCAAAATTCATTTTTAATTCAGGTTGTTTCATTTTTTATTTGTTTATAGGTTCAAATTCAATATCGTCTACTTTTCTACAAAAGTAAAAATCATTATTATCTTTTAATACAGTATCACACATCCATAGCTCTTTAAGGCCTTCAATTACATCTTTATCTTCCTTTTTAAACGTTAATTTACGAAAAGGAATGTATAAAATCCCGTCTTTATTAAACATTTTTGGTAACATTTTTCTTATATTCTTTCCATTCTAAATAAAATCCCATAGCAACTAGTAAATTCATACCTATAGATGACCATAACTCAACTAAATCATGATATACATTTAACGTTAAGTGAACGTGTCCTACCATCCAAAAAGGTATAGATAGGTTACCGGCAATCCACGTTACTAGATACTTTAGGAAATGTTTCATATAACCTGTTTCTTAGATATTACAGCTAATACCTGAGATATGCAAGACATTATGTTGATTTCTTTATCTACTCTAAATCCTGCTTGATATTGCATTTCAGATAAAATAACAATTATTTCACCTTCTCGATTAAGAGCAAATTCACTTATATTTTCAAATAAAAATCTAAATAAGTCATCATAGTCATTTACTCCCGAATCAGCAATTATTTGTCTGATTTGGGTAAAAGATGTTTGTGTTGGTTTCTTTAGGATATTAAGTACTTGGCTTTGATAGGTGTTAGATACTAACAAACTAGGATCAAGTTTTAATGTATTATCAACTGTTGATGATTGACATACATTAAGCGTTTTACGCAAGTCAGGGTAGTACTTATTAATAATAATAGCTAAGTCTTTAATATCATATTTAGTACCTTCACTATCTAGAACTGAGGCAACGTGGCGAGCAGAATCTGATTTACTAGGTGGTACAATTTTTAAGACATGGCATCGTGACTGAAGAGGATCAATAATACGTTCAATATAATTACAAGTTAAAATAAAACGAGTAGTACGTGAAAACGTTTCAATAATGTTCCGTAATGATGCTTGTGCCTGAATTGTTAAGAAATCAGCCTCATCTAATATAACTACTTTAAGTGGTTTAAATGATGCTGTACTAGCAAATGATTGTACTTTTTCTCTAATTGTATCAATACCTCTTTCATCACTCGCATTGATGTACATATGATCACAACTAATTTTAGCTACAATAAGTTTAGCTAATGTAGTTTTACCTGTACCTGCAGGTCCATAGAAAATAAAATTTTGGATATCGTTCTGATCTAGATATTGTTGGATGATTTCTTTAATGTTTTCATTACCAACATAGTTAGCTAGTTCGCTCGGACGATATTTTTCAACTAATAGTGTGTGTTCTCTCTTATTCATCTTCCCCGTAAATGTTATATGTTTTAGGTTTTACTTCAAAAATTTCTTCCCTAATAACATACAATTTCCCTTTTAAAGGTTCAAGTCTAAATGCTTGAGGTTTTGTAACACATGTAACGTAATAGGCATTTAGTGCTTCAGTTAAAGAATTATATATGCCTTCACCTTCTACATTCCATTTATCACCCGGAGGGACACGGGTAGCAATTTCAATATTTTTTTCTTGTTTCATAACTTTATTTGTTTAGCAATATAGGGTAATAGGGAATCTAATAGATAATTTACGGATACCCCTTTATTATTTAAAGTAATATATAAATTTCCCGAGTCGGGTACAAAATATACATTAGTTATAACATAAGTTACATCCTCAATTAACAATGTATTCCCTATTAACCCTACAGCATCTTGCATTTTTAGTACATTTCGGACATTCCTCCCAAGCCAGCGTCGTCTTTAGTATCTTCGGGTTTGTCGACTACAACAGCCTCAGTTAATAATATAGTTCCAGCAACTGAAGCAGCATTCTGAAGTGCTGTACGAGTTACTTTGGTTGGGTCGATTACTCCAATTTCTCTCATATCGTAAAAATCTTCATCTTTAAGATTAAATCCCCACCAATAATCACCACCTGTAGCTCCTGCTAAAGCATTATAAATATCTTCTTGTACATACCCGGCATTAGATAAAATCTTTTTAAATGGGCTTGAACATACCTCATATACAATTTTACTTCCGATGTTACTAAAATCAGTAATACCATTACGGGCATGTAGTAAAGCCATTCCACCACCAGGTACAATACCTTCTTCAATTGCTGCTTTAGTAGCATGAAGAGCATCCTCAACGCGGTCTTTTTTTTCTTTCATTTCAGTTTCAGTGTTTCCACCTACATAAACAATAGCTACACCACCAACCATTTTAGCTAGACGTTCTTGTAGTTTTTCAACTTCAAACGCTGATTTAGCGTGTTCGATTTGGTGTTGTAAATCTTCAACTCGTGCTTTAATTTTTTCCTCATTACCGTTACCATCAACTAAAGTAGTTTCTTCCTTACTAACAGTTGCTAAACGACACTCACCCAACCAATCTAGGTTAAATTTGTCGAGTTTCATACCACGGTCAGGAGAAACAACAGTACCACCAGTTAAAGTAGCAATGTCTTCCATAATCAACGCTCTACGATCCCCAAAGTCAGGAGCTTTAACAGCACATACCTTTAATAGACCTCTCATTTTGTTTACAATAAGAGTAGCAAGTGCTTCACCATCAATATCCTCAGCAATAACCAACAAAGGACGATTTTGATTAGACATGTTTTCAAGCAAAGGCAATAACTCTTTTACTTGGGTTAATTTTTTGTCATAAATTAACACTTTAGGGCGTTCTAAAACAGACTGCATAGTGCTGTTGTTAGTAACAAAGTAAGGTGATTTGTAACCACGATCAAATTGCATACCTTCTACTGTTTCAAGATAGGTTTCACCTGTACGTGATTCTTCAATTGTGACAACACCGTCACGACCTACTTTTTCCATTGCGGTAGCAATTAAAGCCCCTACTTCAGGATCATTATTTGCTGAAATGGTTGCAATTTGAGTTAATTGTTCCTCAGATGAGATTTCCTCAGAGATTTCTGTCTGAAGGTGCTCAATTACTTCCTTAACAGCTTTATCAATACCTCTTTTAATTTCTACAGCATTCATTCCATTACTCAAATGTGTTAAACCGGCTTTAACCATTTCTTGAGCTAACAAAGTTGATGTGGTTGT